GATTTATTAACCGCTAAATGCGACCATAAAGGCAATATAATTAAAAAGTATAATGATTATACTATGATTGAAAACTTTTGTAGAATTGCAGAATATAATCCGCATTGCACTTTTGCAATTTGGACTAAACAAAAAAAGATAATTACTAAATTTTTTAATGATAGGATTAAACCTAAAAACTTAATAGTTATATATTCTAATCTTAATGTTAATAAACCGCTTGAAAAAATACCGCATAATTTTGATAAAGTTTTTAATAATGTTTTAAAAATGGATTATGTAAGTAGACAAAATTGTAGCGGTCAAAAATGCAAAGATTGTTTAAGGTGTTATAAACATTCAGATAAATTAGAAGATAATTTAATATATGAAGCAGTCAAATGATTGCTTTATATAATTTTCCTACGGTCATGGGGGTGGGGGGTTGTTGCAAAAATATCACACGAAAAAATAAATACGGTCATGGGGGGTGTACAAGGGTTGTAATATGAAATACAACTACTATATCAGAATAAAGGGGATAATGTTATGCAATTTAAATTTATTAATCCAATAGCTAAAGCATTAGCCTATAACAAAAAGAGAAAACAAATAATAAAGAATAGGAAAGGTAAAGGCAGTTATGAAAGAGCAGAGAATAGAAAAGCAATCAAGAGACAAGAAGAGAAATAGGGATTGGCATAGGGATAGAAAAGACAAGCGAAAGACAAAACAACTAATGCAATCCATGTTTTATAATGTTAACAATTTAAGGAAGGACAAATAAATGAATGATATTGATAATTTACACTTGAAAAGTTTTAAAGACATATTATATGATATGGAAAGCGAGTTACTACCAATAGAAGAAATAGACGTAATAACTGAAAACAAACCAAATGAGGAATACGATTATGAAACATTGGAAGACTAAAGAAGACATGGGCGAAGGCTATCAATTCAATCAAAAAGACCACATGGAAAATGGCTATAACTCTTTAATATGGGATAAAATACCATCACACGAAAAGAATATAATGCGAACCTTTTATCTTATTAGAGATGTTTGGGACAGAGAACGTAAATTAAAGTTAAAAAATTTTTTAGATAACAATTTAAATGAGGAGTTATAATAAGATGAAAGCATATTTAATTAATGCCAAAGATGAACTTATAGTTGAGATAGATTGTAAAGGCTATGAGCATAAACAAGAGTTACTTAACTGTAGAATGTTAGAACTATATCCGTATAACTTAAATGGTAATGACATATGGACAGACGAGGAAGGCAATCTAAAAGAATATAATTATTATGTTGAGTTAGATAATAAGTATATAGTCAGCGGTAATGCTATTATCCTTAGTTGTGATGATGAAGGTGGTTCTAGCGATGTTAAAGATTTGACTATAGAAGAATTAAAGAGTAGAGTTAAATTCTTAGGCAAGAGATATATAGAGCAGAATGGAATGGGATTTAATATAAGGGAGTATCAGTAATGAAGTACTATGCGAGTGAAATAGATAAGTATGCCATAAAGGTAACACAAAATAACTTTCCTAATACATGGCAATTAGGAGATGTTAAAAAGATTGATACATTAATGAATACTAAAGGCGGTACTGCAACAGTAGATTTATTAGTAGGCGGTTCGCCATGTCAAGATGTTTCATTCGCAGGCTTAGGCAAGGGATTGATTCATGGCGAAAGGTCAAACTTATTCTTTGAATATGTTAGGCTATTGAATAAACTTAAACCTAAATACTTCTTACTTGAGAATGTTAGAATGAAACAAGAGTATCAGGATATAATCTCTAGCGAGTTAGGTGTTAAACCATATATCTATAATAGTGCAGATTGTTCAGCACAAAATAGATTGAGATGGTATTGGACAAACATACCGCAAGATGAATTAATCAGACAAGACAATATCGTATTACAAGACATCTTAGAAGATGATGGCATTGCTCACGATTTAATGACCAACAAGGAAGGTAAAGCACATTGTGTAACCGCTAGGTACAACGGTGCAGTTTGGTGGAACAGTATACAACGTAAGCAGAGAACTATGGTACAAGTAGCAGAAGCTGATACTATCAAAGGTTATGACATCATCAAAAGAATATATTCCCCTATGGGTAAATCTCCCACATTAACCACTATGCAAGGCGGTCATAGAGAACCTAAAGTTGCAATGGGTAGAATAGTTAATCGTAGACTAGACGAGAATGGTACACGAAAAGATAATCAGCTAGACTTACCATTCACTACTAAGCTAGAGGTTAGACAAGATGATAAATCTAATTGTTTAACTACCGTACAAAAAGATAATGTGGTTACAGATGGTATGAGATGGCGAAAGCTTACACCATTAGAGTGTGAAAGATTACAAGGTGTGCCTGACAATTATACAGATTGTGTATCAAACAGTCAGCGATACAAGATGCTAGGTAATGGTTTTAATGTTCCTACTATCAAGCACATACTTAAAAACTTACCTGACATACATCACGATTTTACTACGTTATCACTATTTGATGGCTATAGTGGTTGTCAGATAGCATTACGACAATTACAACAAGAACGAGAAGAGCAGAGAACTACTGAATGGGTAGAAATGTATAACAACAACAAGGAGAATGTATAATGGGAGAATTTAAAGACACATACTACAAGCAGTTAGAAGGATTTAGAATAAAAAAATTCTTAGGAGAAGATGCAGAAGGCTTTCCTGAGTTTATATTAACTAAACCTAAGTATGAAGATGTCAAGGTAGCCGTAAGTTCTGACCCTGAGGGTAATAGTGGTGGCTTCTTATTTATAATGAGTGAGAATGGCGAGGAGATATACTAATGCTAATGGAATCATTAATGTGTCTAGCACTCAACGTGTATCACGAATCTAAGAATCAAAGTTACGTAGGGCAAGTGGCAGTCGCACAAGTTGTGATGAATAGGGTAAAAGATACACGATACCCCAACACAGTATGTGACGTAGTTAAGCAAGGTGCAACCTACAAATGGAAGCCTGACTTTCCTATCAAGAATAGATGTCAATTCAGTTGGTACTGTGATGGCAAGAGTGATAAGCCTAGAGAACATCAGGCATGGAGAACTGCTATGCACATTGCAAATGGTGTATACAATGGACATATAGATGACCTTGTCGAAGGTGCTACACATTACCATGCACACTATGTTAATCCTAGTTGGGCAGATACTAAGACATATGTAACAAGAATAAATGACCACATATTTTATAGATGGGAGATTAAAGATGAATAGATATTATGTAGAATGGAAAGTAGATGGTAGCGAAACTTTTACAACTTATATTTATATTAAAGCATATAGTGTAGAGCAAATACGAGACATGCTTAATGAATATGATATAGTCGCAATAGATATAACAGATTAGGAGAAGTAGCATGAAAGAAAGAGGATATGATAAATTGTTTAGTGATATAACTATAGAAGAGTTAAGTCATAAGATAGTTAGGTTAGCTAAACAACGTGATGAGTGGCAAGAGAAAGCTATGAACATGATTGAGAAGAGTACATATGAAGAGTTGAATAATCAATATAAAAACTACAAGAAACTAGCAGAAGATAACTTCATATCATCTGTTAACGATAGTGAAACCTCTGACATATGGAAAGAAAGGTATCAGAAAGAAGTAAGTAAAGCTGAGTTTTGGAAAGATTCCTACTACAACAATCAACCTAAAGGGTGTGGTTATATGTTCAGCGAGATACCTAACGACACAGAGGGTCAGGAGTTTGTTGACACTATGAAGAAATATCTTAACAGAGATTCTTATAAGATGCGAGTACGTGGACAACACATAAAGCCTGAGTTAAGAGGAACAGGTGCAACTTATTGGGGTCAGAGCAAAGCTGAATCAACACACATGAGAATATACATTGATAAAAAGAAAGGAGAATAATATGTGGCATAGAATAATAGCACACTTTGAAGAGAAGTATGGAGAGAGTACTAAGTATGACTTAGATTATGGTAAATTATTAATAATAGGACTATGTATTTATATAGCATTGGAGGTGTAACATGACTAAAAAGAAAACAAAAGAAATAAATAAAATACTAAACTTAACTAAGCATCAAGCAAAGCAAATATTAGATATGCTTGAAGATTTAAGACAAATTAATTCTATGACAGATGATAAATGTCCAATAGACTACGACATGATATGTAAGATTGATGGAATGGAACAACAACTTGCTAGTATCGTAGGTGCTAAAGTAGAATGTGAACATGGTCACTACAGTAGATGGAGTGGTTCTTATGAGTATACAAAATAATGGATGTGCTCTTTGGCTTAGTAATATTTTTTATAATGTATGGGTTAGTTTGTCTGTTTCAATGACAGACTTTCCTGTACGGTCATGGGTGGGGGGAGTGCAACAATTTTGGAAGGAGAAAGTATGAATAAATTATCAGTACAAGATGCTGTTAACAGCTACTATAAATCTAGTGATTTCAATATGTTAGGTGAAAAATCTAAAGTAGATTATCAATATTGTATTGGGGTTATGCTAAGTACAAAAATTGATTCCAAAAAACTTGGGGATATGAATGTTAATAAGTTGACAGGCAACAAAGCAAGACGAGCATATGAAGAATGGTTAGGCAGGGGAATATACTTGGCTAACTATGTATGTTCTATATCTAGGAAAGTTTATTCTTATGGGATGGAGATGGGTTTTACTGAAACAAATCCATTCTCTACATTTAAACGTAAAACAGTTAAGCCTAGAAAAGTAGTGTGGCAAAGAGATGAAGTAAAACAATTTTTAGATTACTGTTACTCTAGTTTTCAATATCGAAGTGTAGGTTTAATTGTACAGATGTCATATGAATGGTGTCAAAGGGTGGGGGATATGAGATTATTAAAGTTTGATAGCATAGATTTTAATAAGGGTATACTAAACCTAGAGCAATCAAAAAGGGGAGCAACTGTCCACCTACCAATTAGTGAAAATTTATTTGAAATGTTACAAGAGCAGAAAAATCATTATGACTTTCAAGAATATGTTGCACCTTGCCCAAAAGCGATTAGAGGGTCGTACAAGCCTTATACGGTTCATAGGCTATCAAAGGTAGCTAGAGATGCTATAACTCTCTCAGGCTTACCAAAGGAGCTAAGAATAGCAGATTTACGCAGAACAGGTACTACTGAGATGGTGGAAGCAGGTGTATCAATGGGTCAGATAATGTCTGTCACAGGTCATGCAAATCCACAGTCTGTGAAGCCATATTTAAAGAATACTTTTGATTCTGCAAAAAATGCATTGACACTTCGAGAAAAGTATGATAATTAACATTTTAACTGCCGACAGGGAAATAGTATGAATATACATATATATGATTATTTAGATGATTTACAGTTAGGTATAGGGGAATCTAAAAGATTAAACTGTCCTTTCTGTAACAGCTACAAAACATTTACTGTTACAAACAACATGGGTAAGCTTTTGTGGAACTGTTATAAGTCCTCTTGTAAGCTATCAGGAGCAAAAAAAATAAGAATATCTGCAAATGATATAAAAAATAAGTTTATATCACAAAAAGAACAAGAAAATACCACATTTGCACTACCTGAGTACGTCATTTTAGATAATGATAGGTGGGAAGTGCTTACTTTTGCGGTAAAGTATGGCATAGACAATGCATCATTATGCTTACACTACGATGTCAAGGAAAAAAGAGTAGTATTTCCTGTCTACAGAGGTGGTTTAATGGTAGATGCAGTGGGTAGGTCTATAACAAATAGATTACCTAAATGGAAAAGATATGGAAAAAGTGACTTGCCTTTTACGTATGGATATGGTAAGGTCGCAGTCGTTGTTGAGGATTGTGTGAGTGCTTCAGTTGTAGGTAATGAAGTATATGTTGGGGTAGCAGTGTTGGGTACGTCATTATCAGAATCACATAAGAGGTATCTTTCACAATTCTCGACAGCTATAATAGCACTAGACCCTGATGCACTGCCAAAGACACTGCTATTTGCTAAAGAAATAAGAGATGTAGTACCTAATGTTAAGGTGCTAAAACTAATAGATGATTTAAAATATCGTAAGGAAGAAGACTTTAACAACTTATATAATTTAACCCCAAAGGAGTAACCAACATGGAATTAGCACTGATAAGAAGCCTGATGGATAAATCATTTTATGATGACCATCGTGGTTATAAATGTCCTGATAGATTGTTTAGTAAGGATGTCAGGAAGATAAAGAAGGTTGTGGATAATGCTATGACAAAGTATAGCAGAGATGTCACACCTGATGAAGTAGAAGCACTATTTATGTCTAGTAATTTTGGCTTGACAACAGCACAGAAACAGGCATTTGGTGATTTGTTTGTGAAGATAAAGAAGGAGAAACCTCTTGGTGCAGACATTGCAAGTGATGTTTTGTCTAAGTTATTTCGTCAGATTATTGGTGAAGATATTGCTAACATTGGCTTTGAGTATGTTAATGGCAGTTTATCCTCACTTGAACCCATTAGAAATATTATTAGCAAACACAATGACGATTTTCTTCCCATATTAAATGTTGAGTGGGAAGATTTAAGTATAGAAAGTATAATGGCTAAGAACTCCCTTGAAACACAGTGGGGGTTTAACATACCATCATTAACACGTAAGGTAGAAGGTATAAATGCAGGTCACTTAATAATGGTGGGTGCTAGGTCAAACACAGGTAAGACATCCTTTCATGCTTCCTTACTAGCAGGACCAAATGGTTTCGCTAGGCAGGGTGCTAAGTGTGTTGTGCTTTGTAATGAAGAAGCTGCCCACAGAGTTTCCATGCGATACTTGTCTTCTGCAAGTGGATTTAAGAAGGAAGATATTACTGCAAATAAAGATGCAGTATGGAATAGTTGGAAAGATTTACGAAAGAATATTAAGATTGTAGATTCTATTGGACAAGACATGTCATGGGTAGAAGCGGTATGTCGTACCTATAATCCTGATGTTGTCGTTGTAGATATAGGTGACAAGTTTGCAACACAGGCAGGATTTGCTAGACCTGATGAAGCATTAAAAGCTAATGCAATACACGCAAGAGAGATAGCTAAAAGACATAACTGTGCTGTGTTTTATATGTCACAGTTGAGTGCAGAAGCAGAAGGTAGAGTACAATTAAATCAAAGTATGATGGAAGGTTCAAAGACAGGTAAAGCATCAGAAGCTGACCTAATGTTATTGTTAGCAAAGAACCCATCAGAAGGAACAACAGAAGGAGTACAGGAAGGAGAAGATGGTATTAGACACATAGTATTAGCAAAAAATAAATTGTCAGGTTGGCATGGTAGAGTTACTTGCGAATTTGATTTTGAAACAGGGAGATTTGGAGCATGAGTATAACAGGTAAAAACATGGAGTTTGATGGTAAAGAATGGTGGTATAGGTCTCCAAGTGGTCATAGAAGAAGGCTATGGTCAAACATAAAGAAGAATAAAGAACGTATGTTTGTAAATGGTAAGTACATAAAGAAATCACATCCTTTGTGGAAAGAAGGTCACTATAAAACATTTGAAGATGCAGCTTTTGCATCATTAAAAAACTATACTAGAAGTAAAGTTGGGGAAGTATATATAATCAGCAATCCTGTATGGGAAGGTTGGTATAAAATAGGTATGGCAGTTGATGCAGACGATAGGCTTATGGCATATCAAACAAGCTCTCCTCATAGGGATTATACTATAATACATAAGGTTAAAGTATATAATAGACGAGAAGCAGAGAAGAAAGCACACAGAGAAGCAGAAAAGATTGCAGAAAAATTTAATTCTGAATGGTTTTACCTTGACACGCAAGAAGCAATCAGTATACTGAACAAAATAAAAGAGGAGTATACAAATGAAACTAACACTTGATGTAGAAAATACAGTAACAAATAGAGGTGGTAAGTTACACCTAGACCCATTTGAAACAGATAATAAATTAGTTATGGTTGGTTGTCTTACAGACACAGGTAAAGAATATTTATTTAGAGATAACTATGAAGGCTTACAGGAACTATTAGATGAAGCTACTATACTTATAGGTCACAACATAGTACATGACTTGATGTGGGTATGGGAGTGTGGCTTCAAGTATGATGGTCCTGTATTTGATACTATGTTAGGCGAATACATATTACAGTGTGGTCAGAAGCAACCTCTATCGCTAGAAGCTTGTGCAGAAAGACATAACTTAGATACTAAGAAACAAGACACATTAAAAGAATACTTTAAGCAAGGTGTAGGTGTTGACGAGATACCGCATAATGAACTATCTTCTTACCTGTCAGCAGACTTACATGCTACACAGCAACTTAGTGATGTCATATACAAGAAGCTATATACGGAGAAGTATGCAGGTTTGATGGACATAGTTGTATTAACTAATCGTGTAGCTGTTACTCTTGCTCACATATATAGAACAGGTTTTTCCGTAGACATGACTAAGCTAGATGAAGTTAAAGCAGAGTTTGAAAAAGAAAAGCAAGACACAGAGAAGAGATTAAACGTACAAGTAAAAGAGTTGATGGGAGATACACCTGTTAACCTGAATAGTCCTGAACAAATGTCTTGGGTTATTTTTAGTCGTAAGCCTAATGATAAATCTCTATGGGCAAATGCCTTTACTCCATACATGAGCAAGGGTACATTTAAAACTACTATTGATAATAACTCTACTATATTATATAAGACTAAAGCGATACAATGTAACACCTGTTATGGTGCAGGTGTAATTAGAAAGGTAAAAAAAGATGGAACACCTTATGTTAAGTTACCCAAGTGTACTACTTGCAGTGGTAATGGGTACGTTTTTAATCCTACTAAATTGGTAGCAGGTTTTAAATTTAATGCACCTAATGCTAAATGGATAAGTAATAATGGATTTAGTGTTAATAAATCTATGTTAGATGTGCTTCGTACCGCATCTGTAAAGAATAATAATCAAGAAGCAATACAGTTCTTAGGTGATTTACAAAGACTGTCTGCCCTAGATACTTACCTGTCATCTTTTGTTGATGGCATAAAAACATATGTAAAGCCTGATGGTAAGTTACACGTAAGGCTACTACAACACAGAACTGCAACAGGCAGATTCAGTGGAGCAGACCCCAACATGCAGAATATGCCTAGAGGTGGTACGTTCCCTGTTAAGAAAGTATTTGTTTCACGATGGGAAGGTGGACAAATATTGGAAGCAGACTTTGCTCAGTTAGAGTTTAGGACAGCTGCTTTTTTATCACAAGATGAGGTCGCTATTGAGGAAGTTACAACTGGATTTGATGTACATTCGTATACGTCTAAAGTTATCAGTGATGCTGGTCAGCCAACGGATAGGCAGACTGCTAAAGCACATACGTTTGCACCGTTATACGGAGCAACAGGATTTGGCAGAACACCTGCGGAAGCAAAATACTACGAACACTTCACAGAAAAGTATCAAGGAATCAAAGCTTGGCACTCCAGATTGGCTAAAGAAGCTGTAACCACAGGTAAGATAACGACACCTTCAGGTAGACAGTTTTTCTTTCCTGATGTAGTCAGATACCCAAGTGGCAAAGTGTCAAACTTTACACAAATAAAGAACTATCCTGTACAAAGTTTTGCTACAGCAGATATAGTTCCTTTAGTCTTGATGGATATACATGATAAACTAAATACTTTAAAGTCTTGTATAGTTAATACTGTACATGATTCTATTGTCATTGATGTTCATCCTGATGAAATACAAAAGGTAATTGATATAATAAAAGATGTTAATAACTACATTGATTCCCTTATAATGAAAGAGTTTAAAATAACAATAAATGTGCCATTATTATTAGAAGCAAAAATAGGTAATAATTGGCTTGACACTAAAGATGTCATATGATATAACTTGGCATCTTAATTGAAAGGAGAAATACAAATGAGTACAATAACAGACGTTACGACAATAGATACAAATAATTACGCAGGCATGGCTAAAGCTATGGGCATGGCTGTGGAATCAACTTCAGATAAGAAGACTAATACTCTTGCACGTTTGAAGATACAACATGCACCTATCATGGGTGAGATGGAAATAGACGGTAAGGCGGTTAAAGTAGAGACTATCAATGGTGGTGTTTACAAACTAGAAGTACCTGACGATAATACATATTACTGTGATAATATAGTCATAAGACCATACTTGCAGAGATTTATGTATAAGAGATTTATCACTAATTCTAACCCAAAAGACGGTGAGAAACGTGGTTCATATCAAAAGACTATCATGGCAGACAATCTTAATATTGATTTGAAAGATAACTTTGGTAACTTTAATTGTGGAAAACCAGCAGGGTATATAAAAGACTTTGATGCTTTAGCACAAGAAACTAAAGATTTAATTAAGCAAATCAAAAGAGTAAGAGTTCTGTTTGGTACAGTAGATATGGTTAATGCCATGACTAGTGATAAAGTAGAGCATAATATTATTAGTAAACCTTTTATATGGGAAATAGATAATAGAGATGCTTTTAAAATCTTAGGCGAACCTTTTACTAAGTTAGCTAAGATAAAGAAGTTGCCTATTCAGCATACTATCAATTTAACTACAGAAGAAAAAGCTTTACCTAATGGTAATCCTTATGCTCTTCCAATAGCTAGTATTGATACTAATAAAGCTGTGGCTATTGAAGAAAAAGACCAAGACCTATTTGCTGACTTCATGGCATGGGTGCAGAACTACAATGAATATATTGTTGCTGAGTGGCAAAAGAAAGCTACTGATAAAATGAGTGATGATGAATTAGAAGTTGTAGAAACTTTTGTGGACATAGAATAATGAATCATAAAGGTGAATTGGCAGTTCATAGGTATCTGCAACAAGTAGTAGACGGTGAATCTAAAATGGATGAATCTGTTATAGAAACCGTTGCTAATGATGTTAAAGATGCTTTGAATCGTCAATTCAATGGTGGCAAAAGAGGTGGGTTTACTTATAGAATGTCTAATATAGGTAGACCCTCCTGCCAACTTTGGTGGGCAAAGAATCATGCAGACAAAGCATCATCTAAGCCAACTACTTTTGTTATGAATATGATGATAGGAGATATTGTTGAAGCTGTATTTAAAGCTTTACTAACACAAGCAGGAGTAGAGTATCAGAACAGTGAAGCAGTAACTTTAAAATTAAAAGATGGCAAAAACATAACAGGAACATACGACCTTGTAGTTGACGGAGCAGTTGACGATATTAAATCTGCTTCTGATTGGTCGTATAAATATAAGTTTGAATCTATTGACACATTAAAAAATGGTGACAGCTTTGGTTACGTGGGTCAATTAGCAGGATATGCAGTTGCATCAGATAAAAAGATTGGAGGTTGGTGGGTTGTAAATAAAGCCAATGGTCAATTTAAATATGTTAAGGCAGATAACATAGACTTAAAAGAAGAAATAGCCACAATAGAAAAGACAATAGAACAAGCTAATAGTAAAGAGTTAGTGCGATGTTTTGAACCTGAACCTGAAACATTTAGAAGTAAACCTACAGGTAACATGGTTTTAAATAAAAATTGTACTTTCTGTGATTTTAGACAACACTGTTGGAGCACATTACAAGAGTTACCTGCACAGAAGTCTTTGGCAAAAGAACCAAAAATGGTGCAGTATATAAGTCTTGCAGAGGTATAGATGTCTCCGCATAAAATAAGAAGAGAAGCTATAAAGTATGGGTATAGGAGTGGGTTAGAACATGCCCTCTCTTTATACTTAACCAAGCTAAAACATAACTACTCATATGAAAGTATGAAGATAGAATGGGAGGACTTAGCATACCGCACCTATACCCCTGACTTTATACTAAACAATGGTATAATAATAGAAACCAAAGGTAGGTTTTTAACAGCAGATAGAAGAAAACATCTGTGCATAAAGAAGCAACACCCTAAGCTAGATATTAGATTTGTATTTACAAACAGTCGAAGTAAACTAAGCAAAGGTGCGAAATCTACATACGCAGAGTGGTGTATAAAGCATGACTTTAGATATTATGATAGGATAATACCTGAAGATTGGCTAAAAGAAAAAGGTAAAAACAAACACCCTAACTTCATAAAGTTTAAGGGTAGTAAAATAAAAAGGAGAAAAGCATGAAAATAACTTATGAACCTGAAGACTTTCTACTTGTTTTAAAACCACACCTAGATAAAGATTTAATATGGACAGGAGAAGTATCTGTAAAAATAGTTACATCTGATGCTAACAGGTTAGATGATGAAGACTATTATGGTATGATGCACTTTGCTAGACTAGTATGTGGTTCTATTCCTACTATGGATAAGAATGAAAAATTTAAAATAGAATGTGAAAAAGAAGCTAATCTATACTTGCCAAATGAGGACAAGTGTGCTATAGATAAAATTAGTGATGTTGAAGGAAACGTAATAACATTAAACTTTAAATCAGATACAGAAGGAAACGCATAATGGAAAGGCATGGTGATTATATGGCAAGAAGACTGAGAGAAGAAGATAAAGCAGAGGATATGGTCAATCATCCTGTTCATTACAACAAAGCAGGTATTGAAACTATTGATGCTATAGAAGCTTCGACTAATGAAGGTTTTAAGTACTACTTACAAGGTAATATACTAAAGTACATATGGAGATATGAATACAAAAACGGTGTAGAAGATTTAAAGAAAGCACAGTGGTATTTAAATAAACTGATTGAGGTTTACAATGACGGTAAGAGTTAAAATGATGATAACGTTTGAAGTAGACCCTGAAGAATATCCTATTCCTGCGGATGGAAGGGTTGACGAAGAGTTTAAAGAACACATACAGGAATATGTACACGATATAGATGGTGTAACAATAAAACATTTAAGAGTATTAACAGAAGGGATTTGACATGATACAAAACTATTTACCAACCGACTACCAAAACTTTATAGCACTCTCTCGCTATGCAAGGTGGAAGGATGACGAACAACGTAGAGAGAATTGGGGTGAGACTGTAGACAGATACTTTGACTACATGACGAATCATCTTAATAAAAACCATGCATATACTGTAACCAAAGCTCTTAAAGAGAAGCTTACAGAGCAGATAATGAACTTAGGTGTGATGCCTAGCATGAGAGCCTTGATGACATCAGGACCTGCTTTAGATAGATGTCACGTAGGTGGTTATAATTGTAGCTACATACCTGTAGATAGTCCTCGTTCATTTGACGAGTGTATGTACATACTTATGTGTGGCACAGGTGTAGGTTTCTCTGTAGAACGTGAGAACGTAGACAAGCTACCTGTAGTCAATGAACATTTTGAAGATAGCACTACGGTCATAACTGTGGGTGACAGCAGACCCGGATGGGCAAAGGCATTGAGAGAATTAATTGCTATGTTATATGTAGGTCAAGTGCCTAAGTGGGATGTATCACAGGTGAGACAGGCAGGTGCACGACTTAAAACATTTGGTGGTAGAGCATCT